AGCAGACGGACACGACGTGCGCCGTCTTGCCGACCTGGATGAGCGAGGGGCTGGGAGAAGGCCCCAACGGGCTCCCGCATGTGGCCTACGACACCGACCTCTTGCGGCAGCCGCGCTTCGGAGACGTCCGCCAGGGGCTGCCCTGGGTAGCGGTGCCGACTCGAGGAGGGCGCCGGCCGGCCGTAGGCGTCACGAGCGAGGAAGTGACCTTGCAGGGCTATAGTCCCAGGACCGGTCAAGGACTCACCTACACGTACGCCGTGCCGAGCCCGGATTGGGCGCTTTCGGTTGCCGGCAGAATTGGTGGGGCCGAAGAATCCGTACACGGAGAGTCGCTGCTCGTGCTCACGCGCTCTTTTGAGGAATGGGACGTGTCGGCGGAGGCGGGGTACGGGATCACGGCCGGCGACGCCGCCGGGCGCAGTTGGCAAGGCGCAATCACGATTGAGCGGACGCTTTTGGAGTGGTCGTTCTAATTGATGGACTCGATCCCTTCCGTACCGGAAAAGTTACTTGCGCCGGGCGACCGGTTTGTCCCGGCGCCGGACCTGGCCGAGTGGACGGAAGCCACATTCATCGACCAGGAGGGCCCGCTCGCACACGAGCGCCATGAGCATTTGCGCTACGCGCGGATCGGCATGCTGTGGACCAGTGCCGAGCACACGCGGAAAGGGCGCATGGTGCTGGGGAAGGCCGAGACGGGAATTCCGCCCGGCGTCTACGGCTGGCACCGCGGTCGGATGGAGCAGCAGGTTCGGCGCTGGTTCTCCGGATGGTTCAACGGCGCGGAGCCGGACTTTGTGATCACACTCTACGGGCCCTATGTGGCTGAGCGGCTCGATGATGGGGATGCCCGTTCAGTGTGCGCGCTGATCGAGCATGAGCTCTGCCACTGCGCGCAGAAGAAAAAGGATGGGGTCCCGCAGTTTTCTGATGACGGCCGGCCGCAGTGGGCGATTGAGGGGCACGACGTCGAGGTGTTTGCCCACGAGGTGCGACGCTACGGCGCCTACAGCGATCAACTGAGGGCGCTTGAGGGCGCCCTTCAGGAGGCGCCCACGACAGAGGAAGAAGTTGTGCGAGGCGTTTGCGGGTGCGGGGCACCGGTGACAGCCTGAATTCTAGGCCCTCTCGTTTATTTGAGTTTATCGTTTTTGGGATCATGGCGCGGCTCAAATCTCGCCATAAACGGTTCGTGGTCAGATGCTTGGCGGTGTTCGACCGGCCGAAAGAAGTTCGGTCGGCGGTAAACGATCGCTTCGGACTGGAGGTCAGTCTGCAGCAGTTGCAGCACTATGATCCGACTACTGAAAAGGGGAGTCAGCTCGCCTCTGATCTCGAGAACCTGTTCTGGGAGACGAGAGAGGAGTTTATCGAAGATCAGAAGGGCATCGCCCTGGCCCACAAGTCCAAGCGGCTTCGGGAACTGGAAAAACAGTATTACCGTCTCGGCGACCTGATCGACGACCTGCCGCCCAACAATGTCATGCACCGGGCCGACCTTCAGGCCGAGCGGCGGGAGGTGCTTGAGCAGATCGCAAAAGAGCTCGGCGGAAAGTTTACCCGAAAGCAGTTGCTTGAACTCATGGGCGAGGACGGGGGCCCGATCGAGACCGAAGAGAAGGGCGGGGGCATGCAGTTTTTCGTTCCGGAAGAGCAGGACGAACACGACCTGCGCCCAAGCGCCAACGGGGACCTTGCCTCTACCAACGGCCAAGCTGAAGATGAATGATCACGCCCGACGACATCCCGGAGAAGGCGGTACGGCCGCAGCCAGGACCGCAGACGCGGTTTCTCGCGAACCCGGCCGATGTGGTCGTGTACGGCGGAGCCGCCGGTGGCGGGAAAACGTGGGGGCTCCTCATAGACGCGCTCAAGTACGTCGACGAATATCCCGATTTCGGGGCCGTCATCTTCAGGCGGACCTATCCGGAAATCACGGGCGAGGATGGGATCTGGGAAAAGGCTCAAGAGCTTTACCGGCAGTACGAGCCAGGGGTGAAGGTCAACGAGTCGGACCTCAAATTTACCTTCGAGTCCGGCGCGCAGATCCGGTTTGCCCACCTCCAGCACGAGAAGACGAAGTTCAACTACAAGGGCTCGCAGATTGCTTACCTCGGGTTCGACGAGCTTTCCTCATTTACGCGGGGCCAGTTCTTCTACATGCTGTCCCGCAATCGGTCGATGAGCGGGGTGCGGCCGCGGGTCCGGGGCGGCACCAACCCGCCGGAAGAGGGCGCCGACCACTGGCTGACAAAAATGTTGTGGTGGTGGCTCGACACCGACGAGGAATCCGACTCGTACGGCTTCCCGATCGAGGAGCGGGCCGGCAAGGTTCGGTACTTCGCCCGCGACCCCGACGACGAGCTCATCTGGGGCAGCCAGAAGAAGGAGGTTATCGAAAACGCTCCGCACCTCAAAACTGCAGCCGAGGATGTGCCGGGCCTCCAGGTCACCGACTTGGTCAAAAGCTTCTCCTTCATCCCAGCCCGCGTCTACGACAACGAACTCCTTCTGGAGGAGAACCCCGAGTATCTGGCCAACCTGCTGGCCCTCGAATCAGGCGACCAGAACCGGCTTTTGGGCGGAAACTGGCTCGAAAAGGTTGCCGACGGGGACGTCTTTACGCGCGAAGATTTCGAGATCGTAGAGCCCCACGAGGTGCCGGCTGGGCTGCGGCCGACGCGCCACTGGGATCTAGCAGGCTCGGCGCCAACCCCAAGCGCTCCCAATCCCGACTGGACGGTCGGGGTGAAGGCCGCCTCCCACGACGACGGCCGCGTGTTTGTGCTCGACGCTCGGATGTTCAGGAAGAACCCCGGCACGCGGGACGAGCGGATCGCCAATGTCGCCTGCCAGGACGGACGCGACGTCAAAATTTACATCGAGCAGGAGCCGGGCCAATCCGGCAAGTCGCAGGTCAAGACGCTGGCCCGACAGGTGCTGCAGGGCTTTGCCGTCGAGGGGCACCGCCCCAGCGGCCCGAAGTGGGTGCGGTGGCAGGCCCCGGCCTCGGCTGCCCAACGCGGCGACGTAAAACTCGTGCGTGGCCCCTGGAACGACCGGTTTCTTACCCACCTCGACGATACCTCGGCCGAGGACAGCAGCAAGAAAGACGTGGCCGACGCGCTTGCCCAGTTTTGGGAGAAGCGCATGGCCGGGGAGGCCTATCCGAGCTCGCCGAGTTCGCGGCAGTACTGACCTGCTGACACTTTTGCACGCAAAATTTTACTCCTATGCTTCCTGACGAGCTGACCGCCGCGACGGCGCACAAGGTGCTCTCTAGCCCGGAGTGGCTGGAGGCAAACCGCCGCTACCTCGGGACCCATGAGGGATTAGACGGCGACATCGACCACTGGCAAGGCGGAGAGGGCTTCCGGGGCCCGAAGCCTTCAGAGGGCGCTCCCGGCCGGGACACGTATATGAAGCAGCTGAAGAAGGTCTTCATCACGGAGGACCTGATCAGCGAGGTCACCCAGCGGCGCCGGAAGGGGGTTGCCGGCCAAAAGCCGACGATCGAGGTGGCGCCGCTACCCGAAGAAACTGAAAGCCAGCCGCAAGAAAGTGAAACTGAGGGGCAAGAGGAAGAAGGGGAGGAGGAAGAGCCCTCCGAGGCCGACCGCATCGCGTCGCTTCTGAAGGAGTGGTGGACCGACCGAGAGCTTACGTCGGTGCTCGGGGAGGTCCTCAAGACGGTCAGCAGCGAGGAGCGCTGCGTGCTCCGCATCATCATCGACCCCGGGCGCCTCGGCGAGAGCGATCAGTTGGAGGGCGCGGACCTCGACCAGGCCCTCTCGGCAATCCGCCTGGAGGTGCTTTCCCGCGATCAGGCGGCCGTCCACGAGGACGCCCGCACCAAGCGCCGTACAGGCATTATCGACTTTGAGGGGACCCGTGGTGACCTCTACTACGAGGAGCGCGAGTACGTCGAGAAGACGTACGTGCGCCTTGAGGACGAGATGACGGTGCTCCGTATCGAGGACGAGACGACTGTTGAGCCGGAAGAGGCGGCCTTCGACCTCGGCGGGCGCCTCCTGCACAAAGAGGTCAGTCACAATTTGCTTCTCAACGAATCCCTCCGCTCCAACCAAGCGGACCTCAACACGACCCGGACGATGATCAACATCACTGGGCAGAAGGCCGGTTTTCCCGAGCTGCACCTCGTGAACGTTGAGCCCCCGGAAGACGAGGAGGGGAATCCGGTTGAACCGGAGCGCGGGCCCGGCCGCATCCAGT